ATGTTTGAAGGTAACTCTGACTATCAGGCTTATCTAAACCCAGTGGAACATTTGATGGAGATTCCTACCGGTGGAAACTAGCTACAACGGCTACCCTGCATCTAAAGATCCGGATGCTATTAAAATAAAGTCCTACCCTGTAAAGGGTACGGATCGTAAGCTAAGGTGTGCCGAGAGTGTGGGCCCACTCTTGGCCGCTTTTGCTGCCGAGTTTCACGAGCTAATCGAGCCCATAGATGAGGGTACTTTTGACGACTGGGGCTATGCCTATCGCATGGTTAGAGGTAATCCAACTAAACTTTCATGCCACTCATCCGGTACGGCTATAGACCTTAATGCAACTAAGCACCCTCTCGGCAAGGCTGGCACTTTCCCGGCTGAAAAAATCCCAATGCTTAGAGCGCTCGCTAAGAAATACGGCTTAAAGTGCGGCATGGATTTTCGCTCGAGAGCCGATGATATGCACTTTGAGGTAGAGGTCTCCCCTACTAAGGCTAAGGCTTTAATCTCTAGTTTAGGTTTACAGTAAGACAAATCCTAAGGGGCATTTAGGAGCACGACAATGAAAGAGCAAGTAATCGCAGCATCAAAATCATACGGCAGAGCTGCAATCGCTAGTGCGGCAGCGCTGTATATGTCAGGTATAACAGATCCTAAGGTATTGGCTAACGCCTTTATCGCTGGGCTAATCGGTCCACTACTAAAAGCGCTACAACCATCCGAGGGTCAGTTTGGCGTAAAGAAGTAATGGAACAGGCTCAGCTCATAGTAGGTATAGCTGTAGGCAGCTGTACTATTTTGGGGCTATGGGCTGGGCTTATCCGTAAGATGGTTAAGTACTACCTGTCTGAGTTAAAGCCGGACGGTAATGGTGGGCATAACCTCGCCGGGCGCGTTGAAAGAATTGAACAACGTGTGGATCGTATTTATGAAATTTTGCTTGAGGATAGATTAGCTCGATAGAAAACGGTGCAGGGTCTCGGCTTGATCTGTAGCTCTTATGCCGCTCATAGGCCTAGTGTCTACCCCGGGTTGAGACATGGTGGCGGTGAGCCAATGTTTGTTATCCTCGTACAGCATCTTGGCAGTTTGTGCAGCTTGTACAAAATGGTCTATATCTCGGCCTCGCAGCTTTAGGACAAACTCTGTTTCAATCAGCTTGCCGTTTTCCCTCATCCAATTAGAGCCTATTAGTAGCAAGTCCCCCGGGTTAATAGCGCGATCATCCTCGCCATATCCCAGTACTTTAATTTTGCCGTCCATAGTCGCGTGAGATGTTACATCCATAGTGCCGCTAGGTGTCATGCGTGGGGCTGCCATCGACTTACCCTTTCTATTGAGCCTTGGGCGTGTCGTGTCTTGAAATATGTCAGGGGTGTGCCCTACCATTTTCCAAGATGCAAAACGCATCTTAGGCTAAGGGCTAGTACTAAAAAAATAAATAGATCAGATGGTCAGACTTTCACAAATGTGAGGTCCGGCTAATGTAATTAAACGATGATAATTATTTTTCACCGTTTCGTTACATTATGTAAAGTAAATTAAGGCGCAAAAGACGCCACGTTACTTTACAAAACTGCTATTTAGTTTTTCTTGCTTTGCCCTTTGCTTGACCATAACACAGTAAAGGGCTGAGACTATGAATTGGACACTCGATATACCACCGCTTATTTATGTAGTAATTATTAGCGGATTATGCTTATTTTTAGGCTACCTCGTTGGACATCGCGAGGGGCACAGCGAGGGCTATTTAAGAGGCCGCGCTATTGCTAAAGCTCTGAAAGATAAGGAGCTAGCACAATGAGTTTTCTAGATAACTACGAGGATGTAAATAGTCGTATTAGCCGCTTTCGCTCAGAATTCCCATCCGGCAGATTGATCGCCATTATTGAGGATAAAGATCTAACCGCCGGTTGGGTGTTAGTAAGAGCTGAGGCATATAAAGAGTTTGAGGATGCCGTGCCTAGCGCCGTCGATTATGCATACGGCAACGTTGCAAGCCTTACGGCCAATATGCGTAAATGGCTAGTCGAAGATACCTCGACCTCAGCTATAGGTAGAGTCATCGGCCTCCTATCCCCTAGCTCGGGTGGTCGTCCGACTAAGCAAGATATGGAGCGCGTAGAGCTATTGCCCCCTACTAGTGATCCATGGGCCACGCTAACGATCACACAAACAGCCCACGACACCGGGACTACAGCTTTAGTTACATCTATCGAGGATGTAAAAACTGATCTAGTAAGTGCCGCGCCTCGTTGTGCGCATGGTGCGATGGTGTGGGCTACAGGTACGGCTAAAAGCACCGGTAAACCATGGGCTGCCTACAAGTGCACCGAGCGAGTACGAGCTAATCAATGTAACCCTTATTGGCACGTAATGAGCAGTGACGGTAAGTGGAAACCACAGGTATAACCATGGGCGATCTAATATTTATTAAAGATGGCTATGCCACAACAATCCATGCCGATGGTGCAGTAACTATCACTCAGTCCGATACATGCGATGTCTGCCTGAAAAAGGTATCGGTCGTAGGTGGTCGTACTGTCCGAGATCAAGCCGGCGAGATAATTCAATGGCAATGTGCAGAGTGCAGGGCCTAATTATTGACCGCGTAATCCTTGATCGCTCTCAGGAGATTACCGCTCACCGTACGGCGTTAGATCGCGCTGCTGTTATGTCTGAGGAGTGGTTTCGCCTGTACGGCCAACAGCTCAACTATCACGAGATGATCGCTCAACATGCAGAAAGCGTAGGAGCTGAGATCGCTGTAGCTGAGTATTTTGGTTTACGCGGCTTTATGCCATCTGTAAATACCTTTAAGTCTGAGGCAGATGTATCTGTTAATGAGGCTCGTATAGAGGTAAAACACACGCGTAATCTCATGGGCCATTTGATACTACAGGAGTCTCAGCGCTCGCGGCCTAACGATGTATGTATTTTGGTCGTAGGTAAGAGCCCGGTCTATCAGCTAGTGGGCTGGACTGTAGCGCACATGGCCATGGCACCAAAATACAAGCACTCACAACAGGGCAATTACTGGGTATCGCAGCGCAATCTGTTCGAGATGAAGTATTTAAGGAGTAGCAACTATGGCGATACACAGATCTAAGTGCCGCATCTGCAAGCGCATCACTAACCACGAGGAGCGCATTGTTACAGATAACCTGCCGCCTTATGTCAAAACGCTGCAATGCGTTAGTTGTGGCGTTATGGGCGTTGTACTTATGGAGGATATTAAGACGTGATTACCGTACTTATGGGTGCTCCTGGTGCAGGTAAATCTACATGGGTCGAGGCTAATGCACACCACGGCGTACACGTATACAACACCGAGCCGGTGCGTACACATCGAGGCATAGATGTAGCTATGTTCATGCGTTACGAGCGTATCAAAGCTATTAAAGCTGCCGAATTAGGCGTAGATGTTATCTGTGATGGCACACATACCTTGCCCGGCCATAGGGCGGTATGGCTTACGGTAGCTAAACAGTTAGGCATCGAGACTCGCCTAATTGCTTTTGACACTCCCCTAGCCATCCTCTTATCAGTACAAAGACAGAGAGCACATCCGGCACCTGACAAAGTAGTTATTGACCATTACCGCCGCTTTCAGCTGCAAAAGCACGTGGTTAATCGTGAGCCATGGGGATCTATTGAGCTAAAGGTTAGGTCTATTTAATGCGCCGCGACACGCCCAAGATGCCGCGTAATATCAAATGGATTTGCATGCTCATGCTACCCTTAGTGTACTTAAATACATCTCCTGCTAACGCAGTTAATATAAAAGAGATAGATAAATATAAAATATATATACATCTAAAAGTACTGAATTATAATGAGTTTAGATGCATAGAAAGATTATGGACTAAAGAAAACAGGTTATGGGATCCCTATGCCAAGAACCCTAAGTCCTCAGCTTATGGCATACCTCAACTGTTAAAGCTCAAAGAGCGTAATGCTTATGTACAAATGGATCTAGGTTATAAGTACATAGTCCATCGTTATAAGACTCCTTGTAAAGCCTTGGCCTTTCATATGACTAAGGGGTATTACTAATGGTGCAAGGTAGCCACGACCCTAGGCTTAGCATGAAGTACAAGAGGCAGCGCCTCATAGTCCTAGCTCGTGATGGTTACGAGTGTGCCTATTGTGGTCAGGACGCTACGACTGTAGATCACATTGTCCCTCTTAAAGGTGGAGGCGATCCGATCGCTCTAGATAACATGGTTGCCTGTTGCAAGCCTTGTAATAGCTCTAAGGGTTCACGCTCACAGGGCCTTTTTTTAGCACGCT